AACTTCAAGTCCTTCATCTGTTTTAAACCACGCAGCCATAGCTGAATATGGGTTTTCATCAAAAGGCACTGTCATTAGTTTACGACCATTAGCAGCCCATTTAAATGTTCTTTGATCATCATCAAGTTTTACTATTCTAGCTTCAACAGCTCTAATTGCAAAATTTCTTAATTCAACATTCTCATCTTGAGCTAAATCTAATAATAAAGCAGGTTGCTGCTTAGCAAAAAGTAATAAATCTCTTTTTAACTCTTTAGAGCTTAATTCAGTAACAGAAGAACCTTTTTCTACTCTTAAAATAGCTTCAGCTTTGTCTATGTCCATATCATAAGCCATATTCATAGCTGCTATTTCCATTTCGAGATGATCAAATTGATCAATAGCTTCTTCAACCTTATCGTGCTCAGCAAACAAAACTCCTTTATGAGGATGTTTAGCTAGAAACTCTTGTAAATTTCTTTTTTCTTTAGGAACCATTAAATGCCCAGATTCAAAAACAATATGTTTTAAAGTAGCTGGACCATTTTGCTCATCTACAAATATGCTTTTTTGGTTAGTAGCATATCTCATTTCTCTTTCATAACCTTTTTCTGAGTCAAACCATACACATGGGTATCGCTTAGAATGTCTAGATGTTATTGTAAATGTTAATGGTGTTTTACTTCCTAATAAATAGTAATTTCTATCTTTATACTCCCAATTATCTTTTTTTGGAGTTTGTTTTTCTTTTGTTTCCATAATATAATATAATATAATAATTAATAAGACCCCGCCGAAGCGGGATCATTGTTGTTTAAGCTGGGTCAAAGCTAACAGATACTGTCAAATCAGAATCTCCGTTTATTTTTAAATAATCAGAAACCTTATTAGGTGTTTTTGATAATTCATCAATAAGCTTATAAACTGTTTGAAAACCTTCTGAAGCAGAAGACAAAGTTCCAAAGCCTCCAATTTGATAGACTGGAGAAAGAGCTGTAGAAGTGTCATTAGGTGCTGTAGCTATGCTAACAGAAGTAGTAGTTCCAGAAACTCTAACTATTTGATCTACTGGAATTAAAAAGTCTATATCTTTAGTAGCTGTACCTATTGTTTGCGATTCTTTTATTTTTATATAGTTCATGATATTTTTTTTAAAAATTAAGTACCTGCATAAGTCATAGAAGCAACATATTTTGTCCCAACCAACACCAACGAAGGAGTTGAATTTGGATTTTCACAAGCTTCTTGAGCTGCTAAAGAAACATTATTAATCATATCAAGTCTTTCAGAGTCACTCATCGCTGCATTTATTGTAATAGTAAAAGAAGCTAAAGAGTCTGTGTCGTATGAGTTAACATTGTTTGAATATACACTAACTTTTATTGTTGTAGACGTAGGTGAAGTAATTTCACCGACACCCCATCCAATATTCATTAAGTCAAAAGAAGTCGCATCAGTTGTACTTTTTGGTAATTTTATAAATTGTGCCATATTTTCTTATTTTAAAATGTTAATAAAGTGGAGAGTTAAAACTCTCCACATTTATGTAATAATTAAGCTCCTTTGAATAACACGAAGTTATTAGCAGCTTGAGTTACTAAACATCTCTCAGATAAGAAATTAACTCTTCAGATAAGAAATTAACTCTCATAACATCAAGATCAGAAGTATAAGCTCCACCTACAGATCCAGTGATCCAAGATTTCATCTTTCTATCTTCAGATTCAGAAGCTCTATATCTTACGTGTAAGAATGGTCGTCTGATATTTGATCCTAACATTTGATCATATACTGTAGTAGTACCAGCAGGAACTAATACACCATCAATCTCATTACTTAATCCTCTAGTTGTAGCATCGTTTAGATATTTCCAATCAGTTTTATAGAAGTCATAAGAACCTCTTCTAAAACCAGAAAATCCAAAGTTTAACGCCATATCACCGTCGTTCTCAAATAATCCGAAAGAAGCAGCTTGAGTAGAAGCGAATCCACCATTAACAGCAGCAATCATATCATCAAAATCAAGAGCAGTAGCTCTAGATAAGAATAACATATTTTCTTCAATAGCACCTTGCTTGTCTAGTTGTTTAAGGATTTCATCAAAATCACCTAAAGCACCAGCACCAGGAGCAGCAGCTCCAGCAAATCCAGAATATACATTACCTCTATCTTCGATAGCAGCAAATAAACCTTCAGTACCTTTGATATTTTGTTGCGTAGCAGGAGCTTGAGCTGGAGTTGGTGTAAAACCAGCACCAAAGCTAGTAGCAGCAGTACTCATTAATTCACCTTCAACCATCGCCATTTCAAGATAATCTTCAAATCTCAATCTAGTTTCAGATTCAGCTTTTAGATACCATAAGTATCCAGATTGTCCATCTTCAGTAGCAACTTCGATCCATCCAATTTGAGCAACGTCAGAACCAGCTAGTTCATAATTGTCTTTAAGTATAATTGGAGAATTTTTACGAGTAGTTACACCTGGCTCAATAGCTCCAGACATTCCATTAGTTCCTTTTGGAAATTCAGAACCATATACAAATAAACTACAAGTACCACCAGTAATAGCAGCAGGAGCAGCAGCATCATAAGCTTCTGCAACTAAAGTATAACCATCAGCGTTAGAACTTACTACTAACACTTTCATGCTAACTAAACCAGTGCCGTTGTCAGTAATTAACAATGTATTACCAACTCTAATACCTGAACTAGCAGGGTTGTTAGCACCTGGTGTTATTACAATGTCAATCTTTGGAAAACCACCAGCATTAACAGCTACAGCTACATTATCATAAGCAACGTGTAATCTATTTTGCTCTGTCCAAATTACTTGATCAGATGTCATTGGCATTTCAGCGCCAACCATTCTCAAGAAACCTCCTAAAGTTCGGTTTCCGTATCTTTCTACTTCAGCTTCATAAAGCTCAGGTAGATATTGTTGTGCCCATTGCGAAAAACCAGCGCCTTGAAAATCGATATAATTATCTTGTACAGCTACTTGATTTGGCATTGGGGTAATAGAGGCTGGGAAGCCCCCTCCAGATAATCCCATAATTTCTGTTTTTTTTAGTTGTTGTTATTTTTTTATTTTAAATTTCAACTTAGAACTATCTGCGCCAGTGACTGCTTTTACTTTTAATCCATTAATAAACACATCACCTCCAGCTTGCGGCCTTGGTTCACTTGTTATATTTTTAGATTTTGCCATCATATAAATGATTAGCAATAGTATCTGCATTGTCAGCAGCGTAAATAGCTTTGTGATAACCTACAGTATCAACAACTTCACCCTCATTGTTTAAGAACTTCTTAACAAACGTGTTTAAGTTTGACTGTTTTTCTGCAACATCATAAGCGTTTGAAACATTGTATCTAAATTTCTTTTCACCTAAGTTAAATTCAAAACCTTTGAAATCATCAGTAAAAAACTCATTAGTTTTATCTTGAAACGTTTTATGACGCTGTTCAGCTATTTGTTGTTCTTTGTTGTATCTATTGAAAAAGTCCATGGCTTTTTGTTGTTCCTGAGTTACGCCGGGTCTCAACTTGATTTCGTCGTAATATTTACTCTTGGTATCATCCAAAAACTTTCGGGCTTTAGCAATTTCTTCTTTATAAGCGAGTTTTTTCTTTTTAATATCTCGCTCTTCATCCACGTCTTCATCATATGAAAAATTATCTTCCATAATGAAATTTATTTCTTCTTGATCAAGATGTGGTTTAGTATTTTTATAATATTCTCTAAGTAAAGAAGTATCATCGATTTTAGAATAATCTCTATTTAATCTAGCATAATCTTCTATAGTTCCACCTGTTTCTTCCATAAAAGAAACTAATTTTTCGATATTTTCAGGTAATGGTTTTCCAGTAACCTTTTCATCTCTTATAGCTTCTTTATATTCTTTTTTAACTTCTTCTACTTCTTTAGCAGCTTCTTCAGTTATTTCAGATATAGGTGATACTACTTCTTTTTCTTCTTTAGCTTCAGTGGCAACGACTTTTTCTTCGTGTGTTTCTCCCACTTCTTTGCCATCTCCGGATGGTTCGCGTACATCCACTTTCGTTGTGCTTGACTCTTGAATGGCATCTTCTTTTTTTTCTTCTTTTACTTCTTCTTTTTTACTTAAATCAAGTTTATGAACTTTATTTGATTTAGTTTTTATTGAAGGTTTTTTAGCCTTAACCTTCAAAGGCTTTACTTCTTCTTTTTTTGACATAATATAATATAATAGTTAATAAAATATTAGGTTTTAACCTAATAATGGGTTTTGTTGATTTGATTCAAAATCAGTTGGTAATAAATCGTTTTTACGTTGATCAATAAGTTGGCTTTGTTGAGTAGCTTGTATTCTTGTTCTTTCGTCTTTACGATCTTCAATCATTTTTTCTTTTGCACTCATCTGATCTTTTTCCATTTGCTTTAATTTAATATCATATTGATATTTTAATTCTAACAATTGTCTATCTATTTCAGCTTTTTGTTGCATTTGGTTTATTTCAAACTGAGATTTAGCTTGTTCTACTTGAACTTCTGTTTCAGCTAAAGCTTGTTGCTTTTGCATTTCTGCTAATGCTGCTTTTTCAGCAGTTTCAGCATTTGCTTGAGCTTGAGCTTGTATATTAGCTTGAGTAGCTTGTTGATCTCGTTTTTGTTTAGCTTTTCTTCTTTGCTTAAGCATTTGATTAGCTAACTTAATATTTTTAATTTCTCTTAAATCTATAGCATCTTCTAAATCTATACCACCTGATTTCAAAGCTATTTGAATATTTTGTTCTAAAACTTGTTTCTCTTCTTCGTCAGGTTCAAGCTCTAAGAATATACCAAAATCGTGTATATTTAAATCAGTTAGTTCATCTAGCGTAGCTACGTTATATCTTGATATGCTATTTTCTAAAGCTTGTCTAGTAAATGGAAACTCTAATGAATCTGCTATTCTAAGAGATATATTTTCACATGTTCTAGAAGTTAAGTAAAGCATTGCTTGCATTAAATGCCTAGTTGCAGTATTACTATTGGCAGCAGCTAATTTCTGTAAACCTACTAAAGCATTTTTATCAGGGGTTGATCCATCTCTTGCTTCGTTAAGTCCAGTTACATCTCTTATCATTTGTAAATAGTATTGATAAGTTTGTATAAGACTTTGTATTTTAGCACCGCCTGATCCAGTCTGTAATTCTTGTATTGGAACTTTGCCTCTATTTAAATCACCGTCTTGAGTTAAACTTCTACCTACAATAGAACCAGTTTGAAAATACATATTCAAAGCTTCAGCTGGATTATAATTAGTACCATTACCTAAATCAACTTCAGCTAAACCATCCATATCTAAATAAACACCATCAGGCACTACTCTTGATAATACTTGTTGTATTTTAAGATGTGTTAATTGAATCATATCAGCAAAACCAGTAATACGATTAACTAATGAATCTATACGTCCTTTATACATTCTAGGAGCGCATATATTATAATTCATTTTAATTCTTGTAGTATCAGCAGTTGGTCTAGTCATATTCTCTGCTAACTCCCATTTTAACATCATAGGATGTCCTAATATCTTAGCTCCACTATACAATGTTTCTATAGTTCTAGAAACTCTATCAAAATTATCGTTTTCAGGTGGATTAAAAGTATCAGGTTTTTCTAATGCTTTTTCAAGACCAGTGTTAGTTTCTTTAATTTTAAATACTTGGTCAGAATAACTTTTATATTCAAAGTATAAAACTTGTACAGTTAAGTCATCATTTCTACCACTCCAGTTTCGTAAATATTCTTGATTACCTGGATACTTTTGTATAGTTTCCATTTCTTGATCTGTTAAATATGGAAACTGCATTTTAAGATCAGCTAATGAAACTGTTTTTACTTCACCTGCATAATATAAATCTTCAAAGTTAGGATCTTCAGTATATGAATAAACTAAAGCAGCTGGATCTACATAATCAACAGTTATTCCTTCAGCTTTGTTCCAGTTTGTTTTAACAGCTCCTATACCTAATATTGTTAAATCTTGGCATAG